ATACCACATCCACAAGGACGGTCAGGTATTGCGCTTCTACTACTTCAGTGAGTCTGGAGTATTAGAGGGATGCAAAAGTAAAACCAAAGACAAACTATTCACCTACGAAGGCAATGTCCCAGGCACCCTCTTTGGGCAACACTTGTTTCCCGCCACTGGAAAACGAGTCGTCATTACAGAAGGCGAACTCGATGCGGCTTCATGTCAAGAAGCTATGCCGGGGTGGCCGATGGTATCTCTACCTAGCGGTGCCGCTTCGGCAAGGAAGTCGATTCAAAGGGCTATCCCCTGGCTCCAGGGTTATGAGGAGATTGTCCTGTTCTTCGACAATGACGAGGCTGGCCGTAAGGCGGCGGAGGATGCAGCAAGCGTCCTGCCACCTGGGAAGACGAAGATTGCACGACTGGAGACACATAAGGATGCTTCAGACGCGCTACAGGCAAACGATTCGCAACTTATAAGAGAAGCGATCTGGAACGCCATTCCTTACCGTCCTGACGGCATTGTAGACTGCAAAACTCTGCATGATCTAGTAACTACTCCCTCACCTCCGTCTGATCATGAATACCCCTTTCAAGGACTCCAAAGCAAATTGCACGGGATCAGGTACGGAGAACTTGTTACGATTACTGCAGGTTCTGGTATCGGAAAGTCCTCCTTCTGTCGTGAGCTTGCAACTCACCTACTTAAAAAAGGAGAACGGGTCGGTTATGTGGCTCTTGAAGAATCAAACAGACGTACTGCTCTCGGACTGATGTCCGCAGCTGTAGGCAAATCACTCCACCTTGGTGAACATGAACGATCTACTCTCGACGAAGCGTATCAAGCTACTCTTGCTAATTGGAATCTCTTTCTTTTTGATGGCTTCGGTAGTTTCGATCCCGATGTACTCTACAACCGAATTGAATACCTTGCTTGCGGGTTAGATACCAAGGTTATCTTCCTCGATCACTTGTCTATCCTTCTCTCCGGTCTGGAGGGCGAGGAGCGCCGAATGATTGACCAAACCATGACCCGTTTACGTTCCCTTGTGGAGCGTACTGGTATCGCACTGTTCCTTGTATCTCACCTACGCCGCCCAAGCGGAGACACCAATCATGAAGAAGGCGCAAGAGTTACCCTCGGACAACTTCGAGGTTCGGCAGCTATTGCTCAACTGTCAGATGGAGTTATTGCGCTTGAACGGGACCAGCAAGCGGATCGAGGAGCGTCTGGAACGACTGTGCGAGTCCTTAAGAACAGATACTCTGGAGAAGTAGGCATTGCCTGTAACCTTACCTATGATCTAGAAACTTGTAAATTCCATGAAGATGCGTGTCACGAACATGAGTTCGACCCAACAAGCGATTTCTAAACCAAACCCTCCCACCCCTGAAGCAGTTGCAAAGGCGCAGTTCGTCGATAAGACATACAACTGGAAGGGATCTGCGGCGAATAAAGCTGCTGACGTACAACCTAATATTTAACGGACTAATCTTTGTTACCAACCTGTTTATCGTGGCAGGTGTTATCCGTCATTGGAATGACCAATGAGTGCTTACTTATTTGACCTCGAAACAGACGGACTCTACAATGATTGCACCCAGATTCACTGTGTTGGCGTTTATGATCTCGATGCCCGCAAAGCTTTGGTCTACAACGACCAAGGTGATCAAGCTCCGATATCTCAAGCTATTACCATGCTTGAAGGTGCGGACTACATCATCGGGCACAATGTCATAAACTACGACATCCCAGTGATCAAGAAACTTTACCCTTGGTTCAAACCTGAGGGTCAGGTTGTTGACACATTGTTACTGTCTCGTCTCTACCATGCAGACATCCTTGACATCGATCAACGCCGTAAGTGGAACATGATGCCACTCAAACTCTACGGGCGTCACAGCCTTGAGAGTTACGGTTATCGACTTGGCTGCTTCAAACAGGACTTCGGTAAAACGACGGACTGGAAGGAATGGAGCCAGGAGATGCAAGACTACTGCGAACAAGACGTACAAGTCACCCTCCACCTATGGAATCATTTCCACAAATACCTGAATGGGTAACTCTTGAACATGACATCGCAACCATCCTCACCCGACAAGAACTACATGGATGGCGCTTTGATGAGAGCGCTGCATGGCAACTTGAATGTACTCTCCGAGGAGAGCTGGAAAGCCTTACTCAAGTACTTCGGGACCGGCACCCTCTCGTCGCAGGAAGCGAGTTTACTCCGAAGCGACCTAATCGAACACAAGGATATGTGCAGGGTGCCACATTCACTCGCTTAAAAGAATTCAATCCAACTTCACGAGACCACATCGCATGGGTTCTACAAACGCACTACGGATGGTCACCTTCTATCATGACCCAAACAGGGAAACCAATGGTGGACGAAGTAATCCTGAAGGATATTCAGAACGATTTCGCCCAGATGTGTTCCCGCTGCTTGGATTTGACGAAGAAGCTCGGCTTGCTGAGCGAGGGAGTGAACGCTTGGTTGAAATTGTCTCGGAGTTCGAGGATTCACCATCACTGTTCTGTAGCAACGGTGACGCATCGTGCAGCCCACCGAAAACCAAATTTAGCCCAAGTACCTAGTGATCATGAATTCAGACAACTCTTCACGGCGTCCCCAGGTCTTGTCATGGTCGGCGCTGACCTTAGCGGTATTGAGCTTAGGATGCTCGCTCACTACCTTGCTCGTTACGATGAAGGTCGTTACGCGGATATCCTCCTTAACGGAGACATTCACCAAGTCAATGCCGACAAAATTGGCATCTCCAGGCGGGCTGTCAAAACAGTTACCTATGCCTTCCTCTATGGTGCAGGTGATAACAAAATAGGACTAAGCTATGACCCTCAACTTTCCTCAAAGCAGGCGACTGCTAAGGGCAAAGAGATACGCGCTGCATACATGGAAGCAGTACCAGGACTTGAGAAGCTGGTTACTGCGGTTAAACAGAAGGCGCAATCCTCTGGTAAAATCCGTGGTATTGACGGTCGCAGCATTAGCTGTTCTAGCCCTCACAAAGCTTTAAATATGCTTTTGCAGTCATCAGCTGGCGTTATTGCAAAGCGATGGATGAACATTGTTAATCAAGAGCTACCACCCCACACCCACCAACTAGCTTTTATTCATGACGAACTCCAGTTTGAAACAAGACCCGAATCAGCTGACGCTCTATGTACATCCTTGGTACGAGGCGCTCAACGCTCAGGAGAATACTACTCCATGCGAATTCGGATTGACGCTGAAGCCAAGCGAGGAAACAATTGGGCTGAAGTCCATTGAATGGGCTGCTGGATTGTACGAAGGCGAAGGTTATTGTAGCCTTCTAAAAACTAAATACTGGAAACTAGCGCTTAAAATGACAGACGAAGATGTTGTTAGAGCTATACATAAGGTGACTGGTGTAGGTAATGTGTCTGGACCTCATCATGGTCCAAGCACCCCAAGCCATTACAAACCTATCTATGAATGGGCTGTCTACAAAAAGGACGACATTTTCAAAGTAATCTGCGACTTTTATCCATACATGGGTGAGCGTCGCCGTGCTAAATTCGATGAGTTCCTAACCACCTATGGCAACTAAATCCAAAACCGCCCTTGGCCGCACTGAATTCCAGAGTCGTGCCAAATACAAACACACTCACCAAGGCAACGGTACTCGTTCTCTTCCTAAAAAAGGTAAGAAAAAGTATCGGGGTCAAGGACGATGAGCGCTTTAATTGACTGCGACTTTATTGTCTACAAAGACTGTGCAGCTGCAGAAACAGAGATTGACTTCGGGGATGACATCATTCTTGTAGCATCTAAATTCTCAGAAGCGTTGCGTCTTGTTGAGGAAGACCTTTACAAGATTGCTCAAGACCTTGGCTGCTTTGATGACTCTATTCTTTTCTTTAGCGATTCCGTTAACTTTCGCAAGACTATTGATCCTGACTACAAGGGACACAGAAATAGAAAAAAGCCTTGCGGTTATAAGAGGGTTATCAACGCGCTCAAGGAGACGTTCCCGGTTGTCGTCTTACCGCAACTTGAGGCGGACGACGCAATGGGAATCTATGCCACCAGAGAACCTGGACAACATGTAATTGTCTCTCCTGACAAAGACATGCGACAGATTCCTGGAGACTTGTACAACTTAAAGGATCCAGTTGAAACAATTGATGAAGAGGAGGCACGACGTTGGCACCTAATCCAAACACTTGCAGGCGACCAGACGGACGGCTATGCAGGGGTTCCAGGCATTGGTATCAAACGTGCAGTCGCTCTCTTCGAGAAAGAAGGATACACTTGGGAGACTGTAGTCAATGCATTCGCTGCTAAGGACCTGGACGAGGACGTGGCACTACGAAATGCTAGGCTTGCTAAAATTCTACATTTCGAGAACTATGACTTCGACACCAAGACCGTCAAACCATGGCTTCCCCCCGCCGCCAGTGGTTGACCTGACGATGGAGCAGGAATTCAAAATGAAACAGATTGAGCTTGCTCTCAAGGACGCACACAAGGATGATATCATTACTGTGTTCCTTGCCCTTCAACGCCAGTGCTTCGTGCTTGGCAACAACGTTTCACAACTTGTCAAACTATGGCCCGCACCAACGACTACGGACCCGACTATTATCAACGAGGTTCTATCCCAGTTTGGGAATTTATCCGAGACCAAGGATTGAACTTCCATCTCGGCAATGCTATTAAGTACATTTGTCGAGCAGGTTACAAAGGTATCGACGGGCGTAGCCTGCAAGATGCTTACATCAAAGACCTTACCAAAGCCATCCATTACCTTCAGAATGAACTCGAAAACCAAATCATTGATGAGCCAAGCAAAGGAGTTTCGCCTTGGCTATCAAGTGACGAACGATACTGGGCCAGCTTCACGGGCGATGCAGAAGCGTTTGATCGTTGAGGAGTTCAAAGAGTTCCTAGAGGCTGAACAACAGCTGTTGTACGGCTATACACGCAACGCTGAAGACTGTTTGAAAGAGCTGGCAGACCTCGTTTACGTCTGCTATCAATACGCTGCTAATCTGGACTGGGACCTGGATGAAGCAATGGATCGTGTACACCAGAGCAACATGAGTAAGCTTGGTGAAGATGGTAAGCCAATCCGTCGTGAAGATGGTAAAGTACTTAAAGGTCCGAACTACCAACCCCCTACCCTCACTGATCTCGTTTAAAAATGACACTGACTCAGTTAACAAAATGTTTAAACGATATTAAAAAAACTGAAGATAAACTGACCAACCTTTTTGCTAAACGTGACAAGCTGGCTGATAACCTGAACATTACACGAGCTTTAGTTGGTCAACCCCCTGCTGAAACGTTAGTAATATTGAATGGAGAGCCTACTCGTATTTGGCGTCGTTGGAACGGCTGTATTACTGTAGAAACCCTTAACTTTAACTAATTAAAATTACAAAAATGTCCGCCACTACCAAAGAACTCATTGCCCGCACTGGTCGTGTCCAATCTTGGATTGACGATCCCACCTCCCGTCTGCCCGTCTCTTGTACTGTATTTGTCGTCGAAGACTCGATGACTGGAGCAAATGGAATCGAAGCATCATGGAAATTTGCATCTAACGCTCTTAGATTTGGAGCGGGCTGTGCTATCCATCTATCAAAACTGCGGCCCCGAGGAGCGGAGAATGGTAAGGGCTTGGTCAGCTCAGGTCCCGTATCTTTTGGGAAGATCTACTCGACCCTGAATGAGATCCTTCGTCGCGGTGGTGTCTACAAAAACGGAGCAATTGTTCTTCATATTGACGCGACGCACCCTGATCTGGTAGAGTTTATTCAAACTCCCCGTTCTGAACTGCCTTGGGTCAAGCGTTGTGTCAACATCAACGATGACTGGTGGGCAGAGATGCCTGACGAAAAGCGTCGCATTCTGCTGCAAGGTATCCGTAACGGTGACATCTGGTTGGTCAAAACTAAGGTAGACCGTGATGGTGAACGTATTTACGGTAATGTGTGCCTTGAGGTGTTTCTCAAGAGCCGTGGCACTTGTCTGCTACAGCATATTAATTTGGCAGCATGTAAAATTGAAGACATTGAAGGTGCTTTCATTGAAGGCATGACGCAGCTGTGTGAGCTGCATAGTAAAACTGGTGTGGATGAATCCGGTGAGTACCTCCCCTCGCAAACAGATCGCCAAGTGGGGCTTGGAATGCTTGGCTTGGCTAACCTTCTGCGCCGCTATGACGTATCTTATCAAGATTTCGGCGAAGCTCTAGCTTTGGTTAGCGGTGGTGTTATTTGTGATGACACCGATGCAGTACGCCTTGCCCGTGCCCTTTACTTTGGTATTGAAAATGCAGCTACCGTTGCTCGTAACTACCGTATGGATCGGGCTTTTGCTATTGCTCCCACTGCTTCTTGTAGTTACCGCCACAATGATCTGGACGGCTTCACTGCTACTCCAGAAATAGCCCCTCCCATCGCCCGTCAAGTGGACCGTGACAGCGGTACCTTTGGCGTCCAGAGCTACGACTACGGTCCTGTTGAGATCGCATCGGAAGTTGGCTGGGATGCTTACAAATCAGTTGCGGATGGTATCATGAAGATGCTGGACCGCACGGGACTTCTTCATGGCTACAGTTTCAACTCGTGGAGTGACGTTATCACTTACGACGAAGCCTTTATTGAAGAGTGGTTGGCTTCACCTCAAACCTCCCTTTATTACTCGCTTCAGGTTATGGGTGACACTCAAGACAAGACAGATGCATATGCTGCTCTAAAAGAAGATGATGTTACCGCATACTTGGACTCTATTATCAACGATTTAGAACCAACTTGCGATTGCGCTGAATGACACCTTACGATAAACTACTTGCCAGGAAACGAACCTGGACCCCCGTACAAACCACTGCAGGTAAACTTGTGGAGGGCGCTGAAGAAACTATTTATCGCGCCCTTGCACTCCGCCATATGGAACTGCCTGTAGGAGATTTTATTAATGACGCCCTCAAAAATGAAGTTCCGAAAGCAAGTGTGGACCTCCTTCGATCCAATATCAAAGACGAGGAGAATCACGACCTCGCGTTGGGTTATATCGCCAACGCTATCGGCACTGATCCGAAAGCTGAGGCGGAAGCCCAAAGGTTACGAGAAGCTTGGGTTGCGCATCCAGATCACACGCTCCTCAAAGCGTTGGTTGCCGAACGTGCGATTTTCTTTGTGCTCCTCCCCTTTTTCCGTTTCAACGGTGACGCTGGACTCCGCACAGTAAGTGCTGACATCTCTCGTGATGAACAGGTCCATGTTTCTACTAACACTCTTGTCTGCACTGAGATGGGTCTGAATTACAGCCCTTCTCTTGACAAACTACGTAAGGCTACCATCAACTGGGTTATGGAGCCACTAGGTAGAAATACCTCCAATAAATATTTGGACAAAAAATTTTGGCTGGATTCCAGCGATAACTTGATGTATCAAGGTAAAGCCCCAGAGCTTTCTGACACCAAGCGAGCTAGGATGCCAGCGTTCTTTGAACATGCAAACCCCAACCTCCCTCAGTATGCTTGAAGTAAAGGGGATGACAACCTCGTCCCTACTTCAAGAACTGTTTGAAACTTTTCCACCTATCAACCCAACCCCCACTATGACTATGGAGCAGATCATGTATCAAGCAGGTCAACGCTCCATTGTCGAGTGGATTCAAACCAAAATGGATGAAAGCTAATGTGTTTCGGTGGCGGAGGCGGCGGTGGTTCACCTGCCCCTCAAATTTTTAATGCTCAACCTGTATCTAAACAGTTTGAAATTCCCAAACCTCCACAACTTGATCGTCAGTATCGACCTTTGACTTCTGAGGCTACTACTCCTTCGATCCGTACTGCTGGTGGTAAGCAGAGACAAAAAGCTGGTCTTACTCCGCTTCGTCGAAAGCTTGCTACTGGTATGACTACTGGTGTAACTGTTGGTGCTGAAGGTGTAGCTACTCCTCCTGGAGGAATAAACCTGTGAAGAATGCTCGCGCTCGGTATGAGAAACTTACTTCGGTAAGAAACAATTTTCTCGATGTAGCTTACGAGTGTTCTCGCCTTACTCTTCCTTACCTGATTCGTCGTGATGAAGGTTACAAAGAGAACCATAAAACTCTTGTAACTCCGTGGCAATCGGTTGGAGCCAAGTCGGTTGTAACGTTGGCAAGTAAACTGATGCTTGCTCTTTTACCTCCGATGACCCCGTTCTTTAAACTACAAGTTCGGGATGAGAAACTTGGCGAGGAGCTTCCTCGTGAGATTAAATCTGAACTCGAAGAGAGCTTCGGTAAAATTGAACGCATGATCATGGATGTTATTAATGCATCTAACGATCGTGTTACTATCCACGAAGCAATCAAGCATTTGATTGTTGGTGGTAACGCCCTTTTGTTTATGGGCAAAAATGGAATCAAGATGTACCCGCTAAACCGGTTTGTTGTAAACCGTGATGGTGACGGTAATGTTCTTGAGATCGTAACCAAGGAGTTAATTTCCCGTGAGCTTCTTGACATCCCTCTACCTAAACCTAATCAGCCTGGTGGCAATTCTGGTTCTGGTAAAAACGGGAAAGAGGATGACGTTGAGGTGTACACCTACGTCCGACTGGAAGAATCATCTGGTCGCTGGGTCTGGCATCAGGAAGTTGATGACAAAATCATTCCTGGTAGTCGTAGTACAGCCCCTAAAAATGTTTCTCCATGGCTTGTTCTCCGATTCAATACAGTTGACGGTGAAGACTACGGTCGTGGTAGAGTAGAAGAGTTCTTGGGAGACTTGCGCTCTCTTGAATCTTTGAGTCAAGCACTAATTGAAGGTAGCAGTGTTGCAGCTAAAGTTGTATTCTTGGTATCACCAAGTAGTACTACTAAACCTGCTACGCTTGCAAACGCTGGAAATGGTGCTATTGTGCAAGGCAGACCTGAAGATGTGCAGGTTGTTCAAGTAGGTAAAACTGCTGACTTCCGAACTGCATCTGAAATGTCTAACAGTTTAGTGCAACGTCTTTCTGATGCATTCCTTGTTCTTTCTGTTCGTCAGTCTGAACGTACAACTGCTGAAGAAGTACGACTCACACAACTTGAACTTGAAAAACAACTCGGAGGTCTTTTCTCTTTGTTGACAGTAGAGTTCTTGGTTCCCTACCTGAACCGTACTATGTTTGTTCTGCAACGTAGTAATCAGGTACCTAAACTTCCCAAAGATCTTGTCCGTCCACAGATTGTGGCTGGTGTAAATGCTTTGGGTCGTGGTCAGGATCGTGAATCACTGACTATGTTCCTGCAAACAGTTGCTCAGACTATGGGTCCTGACGCAATTGCAAAATACATTGACCCATCTGAAGTCATTAAGCGTTTGGCTACAGCACAAGGTATTGAAACCTTGGGTCTGGTTAAATCTGAAGAACAGCTTCAAGGTGAAATGCAGCAACAACAACAAGCAATGCAACAGCAAGAACTTGTTAAACAAGCTGGTCAGTTTGCCTCTGCTCCTATGATGGACCCAGCTAAAAACGCTGAATTTGCGAATCAATTAGATGACGGATCCAACCCCGCGTAAATCGCGCCGAAAGCCTAGCGTTCCTGAACCAAAGCGTACTGCTAAGCCTGCTCAAGAAATTACAAATGAGAAGGTGCCTCTTACAATTGAGACACCTGAACCTAATCCCGTGAGTGAAAAGAAACTCACACCTAAGATGACGCTTGGCGAAGACCCGTACACTGAAGACGGTAATCGCTACGCACCACGTATGAAGGTAGGTACTCCTACCATCGGTCGT